ATAAGCAAAAAATCCCCATTGGTATTTAGGGTAGTTTCCAAAAACAACTATAGCAGAAGGGAATGGTGCTGAATTTTTATGCCCATCGAATTTTAATCGACCTTTAATAAACTTTACCGTGTCCGCTTTCATTACATAATCGTGCCACCATTTTGTATCTGTGCGTGATGGCAATAAACACACGACAGTAGCTTCACCCTTAAAAGGACTAGGATTGTTTGCACCACTAGATTCGTAGGCTTTTTTTACCCATTTTGATATCTCTCGTCCATAGGGTGGATTCATAAAACAATATCCTTTCCATGTTTGTGACAGTGCATCATCTTCAATAGAATAATATTTCTTACATTTTGCATTAGAAGCATCTGCACACACATCGATATCAAAGTTAAACTGTTTGTTTAATTTGTCAAACAAATCCTGTGGAGTAGCCCAGTCAGATCGTTTGGACATAAAATGTACTGATTCAGTCATTTTCCTTCTCCAAAAGCACCACTAATCTTTTGATTAGCTCTACCACTTCCCCATCCTCGTCTGTATCAATCTCGATTGTTATTTTCATTGGCTATCTGTTGAAATTGGCAATACGCATTAAGCCTCCCAACGTCCTCATACAATTTATAAATCAAATCAAAAGTCTTATTATAGTCACGATCTTTTTCGCAGATTGATTGTATTGCTTTCAAATTGTTTTTAATACTGATAATGCTGTCACTGTAGTCTTTCATAAACTTCTTCTTCTATATAATCTATTTTAAAAATTGGAGTTCCTTCACCAACATACGCACTAAGCACGTTGTACTCCATCCAATCTATTGCTTCTTCCTCAGTAAAATCTTGGTCTAGCATCAAAATGCCCAAACATTTGTCATAGTCATAAATAAGTCGATCAGGTTTATCGAACTGCCGACCCACTCCTATGATTGCTCCATCGAACCCATCTGCTTTCATCATTTTCTTTTTCCTTTGATACTTTTACCGTAAAGGGTTGTTTTTTCTAAAAGTGTCTTTTTCTTAGTTGGTTAAGTGCCATATTAACAGCCCAATCAAGTACCCATTCACCAAAATTAATGTGACTACAAACATTATCCAAAGCGCATAACACGCCACTAATTTACTAATTACATTCTCCATAATTTTTCCCCACCCCACTTTCACAGTCCAATGGCAATCCACTTGCCCATTCTGGACTTGTTCGCATAACTTTTTCTATAAATTTTTGCGCCTCTTTAACTTCCTCTTCTTTAACTACACACACCAACGAATCATGTACAGTTAACGCAACTTTGTATTTCTTTGCAATTTTTATCATCTGCCACGATATAATGCACCGAGCTATCGCTTGGCATACATTCTCAATGACTTTCCCACCATATATTTTAGTTCTGGAATTTCTTGATGCGTAGGTGTATTGGCCCTCTTGGTCAATTTGTAAATCAGGATAAGTTAGCAACATCCCATTAGGCAGATAAAATCCATTTTGCCCAAGATGAATAGCTTTAGGGTGTTTGCCCAAAGCACAAGATTGTTTACGGATTAAAGCATCCAGACAGCGTTGTGCCTCTTTCCACAAAGCAGGTATGGTTGGGTAAGTTCTTCTATATATGTGAATAATGTTATTAGCTTCGGGGCTATCCATGTATACACCAAATCCGGCAAGCTGTGCTTGGAATTTTCTCCACCCCATCCCATACCCACTACCTAAGATGACAGACTTACCAACAAAGCGTTCATTTTTAGTTATCTCATCTTCGGGCTTGTTATAAATCTGGGAAGCCATAATTTTATAAACGTCTTCATCATTCGCAAACGCATCAACCAAATCAGTCTGCCCAGAAAGCCAAGCTAAAGTTCTAGCCTCTATCTGAGATGAGTCTGCATCAATTAACATATACCCATCTGGTGCAATAATAGATTGTTTAATCGTATTACTACCACGCGAAGGTAAGTTCTGCATATTGAGTTTATCACTACCGCCCCACCGACCCGTGTGGGCGGCGTAATATCGTAACGGTACAGGTAAAATCCCTGCTCTCTTTGCAATGCCAAGAAGTCTCTGGGTACGAGTTTCTTCTAACGTAGACTTCACCCCTATTCGTGCGGCAACTAATGTTTGCACTGACAACTTCGGATGTTCCAGTAAATCTATCATGTCCTGATCACTTTTAGAGAAAGCAAAAGTCGCTTTATTTGTACGAGGTGATATTTTCATAGGGGGGACAACCCCCAGTGCTTTTAAACACTCTGCAAATTTGGGGTTAGATTGTAGTACTTCACTACTAGTTTTTGCGACCCGCATAAGTTTATTTTTTTGTGTTATTACAGTATCCAGATGGTCTTCGAGCAGCGGGACATCAAGTTCTAAAACAGGCTCAGTAAACATTTTTATTGTGGTGCTAATAACTTGCATTTCTTCCGCGCTAAAATTTACCGCATACTTATTAAACAGTTTATAAGTTAATTCCACATCATTCCGACAATACTGTGCGTACCGCTTTAGTTCTATCGGGGTAAAATCTTGTAGTTGTTTACCGAGTGCATTTAAAATTTCTGTGCCTTTAATGCCAATGCCATACCGTTCACTACAGGCTTTCAAGGAATGTTTTGCAGTTACTCCATCAACCGCCCTTGACATAGACATAGTATCTACAATCATTTTGGGTTTAACCCCATATCGCCAAGACAAGATAGCCGCATCAAACATTGCATTGTGAGCAACTAAAATTGTTTTACTCCAATCAATTCCTGCAAAATGATCTTCTATTTCATTAGAATAGTTAGGAAACCATTGGGCTTTAAGGGTGTTTATTTTTGTAGAAACCCCAATAACCTCAAATCGGTCATCACGAATATACTCTTCGGTTGTTAGTTTCGATAAAGAAAACTCTTTACTATAGAAAGTTTCAAAATCTAATGTAAGTATTTGAAGACCCATTACTGCCTCCAGATAGCGGAATTAAAGTATATATTTCGCGCCGCGTTTTTTTGGTAGGGTCTTGTAAAAGAACGAATTATAAATCGGTCAAATAGAGAAAGCCCTTTAAAGGATTTACTATTAATTTGATCTATAAAAGCATGAACAATAGCAAGGTCTTGTACACTAACATCAGTGCATCGGTTTTTAATTTTAAACTTATCTAATATCGCGTTTTCGTAATAAATGCGTAAATATTTTTCATGTATTATTAACCGCTCCAATAATTGTTTCCCCACAATAGAACAACCTTTGGAAGCTAACTCAAAAATAGCTAGTCTCATTTTTTACCTCTTTAAAAAACCGACAATTTCTTGCCAGTTCCCTATTATTTTAGGATATATTCTGTAGCGCCCAGTTAGTCCAGTACTCTTTATCTTTTTCTTTTGGGCTTACTTCTTCCAGTTTATCAAGGGTATCTTCTATCGCGGCTTGGAGTATTAGTGTTTTCAAATCTTCTGGTTCTGTTGTGTCATTGAACAATAACGCTAATCCTTTTGCTTTCTTTATCTTCCCAAGCTCAATTAACTGAAGTTTAGTCGGTTTATTTTTTCCGGCTTTACACTCGATACCAATAAACAAACCTTCATAACACGCGATAATATCTGGCACACCGCTCCGACCCCCATATGCTGACGAAGGGAAAAAGTAATACGCCCCTAATTCATCTAGGATTTTCTTAACACGCTCTTTTACTTTTTTCTCTGGTGTTGCCATAAAGATTACCTCTTAACACAGTTTAGCAAGTAATCAAATAGAGTCAAGTGTTTTATAAATAAAAAAGCCCCACGCTAGGGTGGGGCTAATGAGGAGAAGTAAAGCCTTTCCGACTGGGGATGTTAGTGGTTAAAGAGGTAACTAAATCCACTAACTCTGGGGGGTAATCGGAAATAACTAACTTATGCAAAAAGAATGTAGCATATTTTTAAAACGTGCGCACCCCTGCGCATGGTTTTTTTAATGTTTGGCTTACCAAACGCAAAAAGAGCTATAGATTTCTTGCGTTTATCCAACCTTCGCTTATGGTCAGCTTTCCTACCCCACACTGGGCATCTGACCCTCAGCCAAGCATCATTTGTGTGCTTATATTTATTATATGCCCAAATACAAAATTGTTAAGAGGGCGACACACAAAAAAATAAAATGAAGGGTATGACAAGTATGAAGGGATTTTAGAAAACTTTTTTGAGATGTTTAGAATTAATCTATATATTAATGTACATACATTAAAACACTACTGGTTTCAAAACGTACCTAATGGCAAATTGGGGGGTATCTAGGGTATAGGTAGGATGCGTAGCGTTGCTTAGAGGGGCTTATAGAGCGGTCAAATTTTAACCACTTTAAGAAAAACCCCCCTGAATAGGGGGGCTTAGATAATTTGACGTTATAGGATGTTTATCTTTTGTAGCCAGATTTTAATCCTTGTTGTGAAAGACATTGGGAGATCTTTATAGTCTAAACGAACTCCCCCATCAGACTTGGTAATTAAATCTCCAATACCAATAGGTCTAACTTCTTCTGTAAAATCATTGCGATGTTGACGGCAAGTCATAATTGATCACCTCCAAATCTTTTTTATACATTTCATCTTTTGCTTTCAACCTTTCAGTCACCTCCCTGACTGCATCATGGTAACCTTTCACATAACCTTCCTGATATTGCGCAGTGCATTCCACTTTATTATCAACCATTATACACCCTCCTATTTATCCTGATTGTATCATTACCACCTAACATAATTACTTCTCCTTATTGTAATAACTATATTGTTTTTAGTGATCCCGGTGCTGGGGCTTCACACTCTTTGGAAAACTACCCTCTGACGTAGCGCATTTCCTTTACAGTCCTACCAAGACATGAATAACCCTATTAAGGGCGAAGGGGGTCTTGACAGAAATGAGAGTGCGAAATTACCGTATAGCCCCTGACACGGCCTTCTTCGGAGATTACGCTACCCTTCTTAAAGTTCTTTACCCCCCAAATTTTTCTAACAACGAGCTGACAAGATCATCATCAGTATTAACATTAATCTTAGCACTTACTTGATCGACCTCTACTGATTCCGGTTCACGCTTGTCAATGTAGTAAAAGTGCGCTTGCCCATACCTACCTCCCGATAGTAGATTACTCAGCCTAACCGTATTAAGTCCTATAAGACCATCATATACGTGCAAAAACCCTACTCTAGGTATTACAGGGGTTGTATCAACATCATTCTGCTTTGCCATATCCAGAGACTGCACTTTTTCTTTAAACTTATTTGGTAAATTACTATACCCCTGTAAGAATGTAAAAGAAGGTTTATACTGGTCACTGAGTGTAATGACATACCATACATCTCTTTCGGTAAGGTACACCAATACAGTATTACAATTATGGTATAGCTCACTAGCGCGGTTAGCCCGATCTATCTTTTGTAATAATTCAAATGAAGCCTCTTCATTGTCTGCAATATATTCCTCAATCACATGGCTATTAAAGAACCTTATCTTTTGAATCCGACTCTCGTAATTCCAAAACCCCCTCTCCATAGCGGTTGTATATTGTGTCTGCGTCAGTACCCATTTGTTAAAGTCCTCCTCCAATGTTTCCATACTACTACTAGCTTCTCTAAATATTCTTCTAAACGTATCTCCAAGAATATTAACCAGAACAGAGGCAGAACTCCTACTTATATCCTTTACGTCCTCATAAAAATCCTTTGGGAGTCCCATACCCAAATCTGCTTGCTGTTTACTAGGGATAAGCACACCAGATTCAGATGTATCCCGCATAAAACTAAAGCTATCAAGGTAGGTACTAGATGGAAACCTTTCTTCACTTACCAAACCCCGCACGAATGTACGAATCATATTTTTTCCGTTAGCCATAAGTGACCTGTTTGGATATGAATTAGTAGGTCGCATCGTAGCGGTATGCGTTTGACGTCTTGTTGTCTGCCAATTAATTAAAGGATTGTGTGATGACTCACTCTTTATATCTATAGGACAGACTCTATCCCTTTTTAAAACCGGAGCATCTATAAATAGAATATCCTTGTTCTTTTTAGGAGTGGAAAACCCCGAATACTTGTGTTGAAAAGCCCTCATAAAAAGAGACTTAAAAACATTCTCCGCAGTTATATTAATTACTGTTAGATCTGGATCATAGTCAGGATCGTGAGGGGCTGACATATAAGGCTCAAATTTTTCAAAAGATGCTATATCTTCCAGATAACCTGCATCTATAAACTTTTTATATAAATCATCATATACATATGATTTCATTGCCTTCCAATCAGTAGAAACCGTACCTATTGTACCTACATATCTACCTGTATATTTAGAATATAAAGACACTAATTGGGTTAGTCTGGGAGACACAAAAACAGTCTCGTCAGTCCAATGAATAGTAACATTAGGCATAACCGCACCCAATGTCTGAATAGGGTGTTTAGTAGATAAGTCCGTTACATTGCGCTCCTTACACAACTCTGTGTACGAAGGTACTTTAGTGCGGATGTCATTTGCCCCTGTTATGTGTGCAACAATATCCTTATGCGACCCTCTAACTGAATTAGGTCTTAGGGTTTTCTCGACACACTCAATTATGTCTTTTGTATATTTAGAAGGTTCTAATCCTTCTTCATAGATTATTTCCATGATAGTTTACCTCTTTAAAAATGTTGTGCGCACCCCTGCGCATCGTTAAAAATTACTTTATTCGCCAAACACGAATCATCTCTTGGTTTTCTTGTTCCACCCTACATATGAATTTGGCTTCGTTATTCGTTTTGGTACGACTGTAATAGTCGTAGCTTGAAGTCACAGAATCCCTATTCTTTTTGGGGAGCATAACGCTATCGCCTACTTGCAGTTTCTCCCACCGATATTTTGGTTGCCTTCCTCTACCGAGATGCTCCGGCATAGGAACATCAGTTTCTACATTAAAATCAGTCATTATCTTCCTCCTCATATATATCTACTGTAATGTCTTCATCTGCAATGAATGTATAGTGATTAATTTGTTCTTGGCACTCCTGCCAATCTGCATTTTTTCTAACCCATACAGACCAATCTTTTTCTGGAACATCGGAGGGAATTTCTCCCTCCCATTCATATTCAGTTCGCGTAAATCCTGTGGCTTTTACCCATTTACCCATTTCCTTCTCCTTCTCCAAACAACTGCATCTGTTGTGGATCATCCTGTTGTTTGGCGGGATCAGTCTTTTGCCAATGCGTATACAAGTAACTTATCGCATCGCCATACCCCATTCGCACTCCGGTTTGTTCCTTAAACCATGTTTTCACATTATCTAATTGTGAGCCAACTTCAGCACTCACGTTAAGTACCTTTGCATTAGGATTCTTTTTCATTATATTTACCTCTATATTAATCAATGTTTAGTAGCACACCGTATTCAGGATTAAAATTCCTGTTGGGGTACTCGCCTGTAACTGCCCAAAGCACTGGGATACCTAACTCCCTATAAGCACTTCCGTCAGAACTAAAATAACCATCAGTTATTATTATAATACATTCTACGTTGGGAGTCGTTGGTATAACTTTGTTTTTCAAATATTCTATACACCCATCTGGGTCAGTTCCCCCACCTCCTGTAGGTTTTGTACTATCAGCCAATGTCATATAGTCAACTTCCGTATATGTTTCATGTGCTGTAACTTCCGTGTCCCAATACAACAGATGTATTATCTCTGGCATACAGTTAGTCGCAATATACTGTACGTGCGATAATATCTCGGTTTGTTCCTCTTGAGAGATACTCCCCGAAGTATCAGACATAATAACCACATCTCCTGCCTTCTCAGATAATTGAGAGGGCATGAATATATCGGACGGAATTAACTTACGCTTGAACTTCCGAAAGGATGATGCTCCCTCGCCCTTGACTTGCACTTGCCAATACTGTGCGAGTTTATCCTCCCAAGAAACCTTTACTTCACATAACTCTAATATACCTTTCGGTATTTCCCCACCAACTTTCCCCGCTACTATCTTTGCTTGTTGGATTGCATCATTAATCTGCTGATTAACTTCCTCCAATTCCGCATCGGAAAGGTTGTCATCATAGTCATGATCGTCAAAGATATCCTCAAGCCTACGTTGTATTTTCTTACTACGTTTTTTACCACGCTCGCCTGTGGGATAACCGCCTTCTCCTCCACCTTCTCCTTCATCATCATCATCACCTTCTTCATCACCCTCCTCATCTTCTTCTTTTAATATCCAGAAGACTTCTGTGGAGTCTTGATCTGCAAACATCGGATCATATAACCCCATCGGCTTACCTTTCTTATCCCCCTCCTTATATCTGGGAAAAGCCATAAAGGTTTCGTTAGGATCTAAGTCAACAATCTCCAAATTAATGACGTAATCGTTTGCCATGTTACATAGCACATCATCAAGCTCCCTAAGATCCTTGTAGACAATAAGATGTCTGTAGCACTTGTGGTATGCCTCATGGACACCGACAAACAAGAGTTCCTTATCGGTCAATGACTGTACAAAATCAGGATTAAATACAGTATTTATACCATCTGTTGCGGCTGTAGCCGTTTCATATGATAACTCAAGTCTCCCTGTGCTAGACACCGTTGCCAGAAATGCCAACTTAGGTATATTCATGAATTGGTAATTCATACGTTGTAGGCGTTCCGCCGCCCCAAAGCGTTGTTGTAATGCTTCCATTATTCTTTCTCCTTATCAGAAAGAGGTATTAGAAATTCAACCCTTACGGTATCAACCCAATCTTCGTACTCCAAAATGCTGACAGGACATTCGTTCAACCATTCTTGAAATTTCTTATGCTGTGCCTTATTTTGTTCTTCCATTATTCTTCTCCTCTATAGTCCAAACTTTTCAAGAATACTATCAACCCCATCCTTCACCTTTTCCTTCTCGGTATCGGAGTTTTTTATCTTGACATCGTTTGTATCGTTAAGTATTTCTTCAAACTCTTCCCTTGCTTGCTCAAGGTTAGGATCGTTAGTGATATTATAGCTACTCAAAGTTTCCACTAAGTCCAAAGCATTCTCATAGTTTTGTGGCCCGAAACGGCTAGTCTTACCATCATCACGCTGTTCTTTAGTTCTACAATTATTGGACACCCTACGCAGTTCACGCTTCAACATATCCCACGCTTCCTTCATAGCCATATTGACGGAGTTCTTTGAGTGCATCTCAAACCGATCTATTAAATCTCCCGCCGCCGCATTAGCGTTGTCAATAATAAAGTGACCACTATCCGGCACTGGGAGATAGTTCCAGTTAAAGGAAAACTTCTGCATAACCTCCGACATAGCCTTGTAGTTTGTGGCATCATACAGATCCCCCATTATCGCTTTAGCCTTATCGACATCATGCAAGTCAGGTAGCTTTTCCTCAAACTTATCTTTAAGTTCTCCCCATTCCACCAGACTATCCGACATCAACTCAGAATGTGCCGCTCGTCTAGCTTCTGGTAACAAACGCATACCGCCATCTCCGAAAGGCAATGATATTGCCCTGTGTCGTTGACGTACTTTTTGGGAATAATCAGCTATAGCTTTTAGCTCTTTTGAATTGCTGTATATATTCTTGTACGCATTGAGAACCCCATGAGTCGCTTTGGCTTCCTCCGCGATCTTCTGGGATGTTTCTCTATCTAACAGCCGTCCACTAGGAACACCTATAGATAATGTTGTTAATACAGCCGAACTTGCCAACGTCCGGTAGTCATAGTCATACTCTTTGTTGCTTGCATCTTGCATATTACTTCTCCTTATTTAAGTTATTGTATTAAGATGATCGTTGAGTTAAATGCTTATTTTCATTCGCATAGTTGTGGTATTGCTTCAGCGAGAACATTTCATCCAGAATGTCTTTATCTTCTACACTTCCAGACTGCGCCCTAGCTTCCACTAATTGCTTGAATACTTGGATTGTCTCCATGCTCAGATTTCTTGGGTCTTTGGGAGCTTTGTACATATACTCCCACCACATAGCCATAGTTTGTCGTTTGGTAGCAACGACCTCCCCATCTTGCTCCCATTCACGCCCCGCCCAACTAAGTGCAGATATAGCAACCATCATTTGCGCACCATTCTTAGCCGGAACAACTGCCCCTTTCGGGTCAGCCATGATTTCTCTGGGTGAAGGTATTTCATCAGCAAACGCTAGAAAGGCCATCAACTCTGCCGCCCCTGCCGCACCGACAGTACCTTGTAGTGCCGCACGTTTCTGCTTATCCCTAACACGCATTTCCTCTTCAGAACCAACGTCCAGAGACTCAAACAGATCAAGTACTTTTCCAGCTTTCTCCAATGAACGAGGACTCATGTACCCGACACCTGTATTGTTATTTCGCTTCGGGTGGTATATCAACTCATTCTCACTAGGATCAGACATACCAATGTAAGAACCTAATGCCTTCGGGTTGTGGTGGGTGAATGCCATTATTGATGGATTCAGACCATTGCTAACGCCCCATGCACAATACTCTTCGGGTGTAGGTTTGCGTACATGAATAACCACAATACGGTTAACGGTCTGCCCGCCCAGAATATCACCGACACCATCAGAGGTCAGGTTGCCTGTAGCAATCACAACACTATCGGGATGTATTTCTATTGAGCCTATGCGGTCTTCATTGAAGAGTGGGTGAAGGCAATCTTTGGTTTGTTTTGATGCTTTGGAGTATTCATCGAGATTGAATATCTTCGGAGTAAATTCATGCAGTCCCCATAGCTTGTTCGGGTACATAGTGCAATATCCATTGTCTTTATCCACCATAGGAACGGCAACATCAGCTACGTCCGTACTAGGACAATCGATGTATACATACCCATGCGTATCTTTTACCTGCTCATGCACCCATTTGGTTATTGATGTTTTGGCAATTCCGGGTTCCCCTACGAGAAGCCACGATATTTTGGTGTTAGCTTTAATGGAATCCAATATCAACTGTCCAGCTTCTTGAATCCCTAGTGTTATTACATTGTTTAAATTACTCATTATATTTACCTCTTTAATTATGTGCGCACCCTTGCGCATGGTTTAAAATTTATTATCCTAGTTTCAATTCGTTCAAGGCATCAGGAAGGTAACTTGATGTGCTACCAAACCCATACTCTATTGTGTATTCCTCGTAGGGATTCATATCCCATCCATACCCATCTAAAAATTCAGGGTTCTTTATTATCAGACGCGGTGTTCCTTTCCAAACATGGATACGATTGTCTGATTTCATCAATTCCAATAAACCGTTTAATCGTTCTCTCGTTGTCTGTGTATTGTGTCCGGCCAGAGTTATCGCTACTGAAGAATCAGTATTCCAGTAAGCTATCCGATTGCCGAAAAGATACATCCCATCTATTTCGACTAGGGTATTATCTTTATATAAAATTCTACCTTTTAAAAAAGCGGTAGCGGTTTCCCTTGTTATCTTTCTCATAATTACAATCTCCACTAAGTTTTAATTATGTGCGCACCCTTGCGCACGTTTTTATATTTCATGCGCACCCTTGCGCATGGTTTAAAATTTCATGTACATAAATAGAATTAAATACCTGAAATAGAAAGTTAAAATTTCCACTTGTCTATATAGTATAACACAAATACACCTAAAAGTCAAGTTTTCTATTTTAGGTTGTTTTATTTTACATTGTTCAATATAAATCTGTATTGTCGGTTTTTGCCCTGATGTAAGTTACTGATAAATAAGTAATGTTCATTTTGTCGGTATTGTCGGTACTTTTTTAGTATGTCTGGGAAAATCAGAAAACCGACAAATGTTTTGTCTGTTGGCTTTGTGTCTCTATATATAAAGTTTCATACGAGATAGATAATAAGAGACATATGCGTACACCCTCAAGAGAGAATATTTTGCCATGTTTACTTTAAAATCGACCGACAAAAGGAACATTATGAACATTACTTTAAAATCAATAACTTAGCAAAATGAAAAACCGACAATACAAATCACAAAACCGACAATACAAATAAAGCCTTGACCAGCTTTTACTTTCCTGATAATAATGCCCTTGCATTATTAACAGGAACTCCTTTACCTCCCCGGTGCTGGAGCTAAATCTAATGTATATAACGATGTTCATATAAGCTATAGTTTTACGGGGTAGGGGCAAGGTAAAATATAGGGAAAATAGGGCAACGCTTTTTAGTACAAAAAACTGTGCGCAGGGGTGCGCATGGATTTTCTAGCCTATAGGCACTTTTAGGGAACTGGCAAGGGTTTTCCCCTTTTCAACCGGAGGGAATCCCTCCGCTTTTCCTTACCAGTTCCCTAATAAAATTTAGGCCAAAAAAAAGGGCGACCCGAAGGCCGCCCTTAGTTTAAAAAATCCCCCTATTTTTCTTTTAAAAGTGTAGAAGATAAAGACATTGTGGAAGCTAGAGGGCAGTCTGGATAGAATACTTCCGCGGTAACATGATCATTCTTGTAAAACTCAAATGCTTCATGGACAGCCTCGGCAACTCGTTCATTATCTAAAATCCATGCGTGAATATGTTTTGCGCTAATGAATGGTGGTTTATGTAATCCGTAGAGAAATACCCCACGCGATTCTACTTCTATATTCAATACTATTTTTAATTTCATTTCGTTGTCTCCAATTAGCTAAAAAGAAGGTCGGGCGACCTTGCGGTCGCCCTTCCCAAAGTAGCCTAAAAGACTAGGATAGCTTCGTAGCAGTTGCCTTAGCTAGGTCATCGAATTGCTTTTTAGCAAATTCTCGAATCGCTACTAGTTTAGACTCAGTTTGCGCATGGCATAGTCCGTTTTTCTTAGTACCAATTTCCTTGATACCGCGAATTGAACTATTGATGCTATCGTCACCATCTTTAACAATGTTGTCGATAGCGGTCTTGCGCAATTCCTCAGCCTTGGAAGCTTTTTGCAGCTTATCCATTTTGGCATTAAATGCGTCAGGATCTTTTTGCCGTAATGCTTCCTCTTTACGTTGCACGTCAGGGTTCCACTCGTTGGTGGGGACGATAAATCCATTCACCGATGGCTGGCCCTTCCGCGTAATGTAGGCTTCCTCTACCATAAACATAGCCGACCAATCTCTAAAAAGCTTATTAACAGCCTTCTTGGCGCTTTTCAGTTCGATCTGCCTTGCTCTAGCTTTTCCTTCTAATTCTTCGCCATTTGCTTTCGCAACCGCGACCAAATTAGAGTTCTGACGATATGCGCTCACCAGAGCGGATTTTTCTAACTCGAAATTATCCAATTCTGGAAACACAACATTGGCTAGCTTGTCGCTACTGCTAGATAAGAAATTCCCACCGAATCTATCGGCAAAAATTAGCCTACCTAATAACCTATGCTTTTCAGCCATAGTTTTAACAGCATCTCCAAAGCTTCCCAATGCGCTTTCGTAGTACTGGAGAGCCTCTCCCGCACTAGCGTCCGCTACCGTCTTTTCAGTCTTTTTTGTCTTACTCATAGTACACCTCTTTATATATAAAAAGTTATAAAAATGAGTAGCCATACTGAGTAGTACGGCTACTCAGTATTGGCGGGTAGCTATCC